GACGAGGCAAGGCATAACGTAAACAAGTCTAGGTAAAAGAGAGGGGAACACTATGCCAGCAATGACTATGCTCCATGAAGTGGAGCCAAGCGAAGAGCTATTTGACCGCATTGGCGATCTCTCGAATATCGAGATCTTCAATAATCAGGTCCTTTGCGCTATCTATATTCGTCCGACTAAAACCAAATCCGGCATCATCATCACCGACCAGACCCGGGCAGAAGACAAATTCCAGGGTAAGGTAGGGCTTGTCTTGAAGAAAGGCACGCGCGCGTTCAAGGACGATGGCGAGTGGTTCGAAGGGGTCAACGTCGAGCCCGGTGACTGGGTGTTTTTCCGCGTCTCGGATGGCTGGCCTATCAACATTAATGGTGTCGAGTGTCGTCTTCTTGACGATACCATCATTAGAGGCAAAGTCGACCACCCGGACCGTGTTTGGTAATTCAGGAGATTTACATGTCTGACGAAAAAGAATCCCAGATCGAAATCGAAGTCGAAAAGGCCGAAGGCAACGCCCCTGAAATTCAGGTGGTGTCCGCTGAGTCTAGCTCCGAACCGGTTAGAGACGAAGTAGACACTACTCTGAACGACCTAAGGAAGCGCCTCGACGAGGAGCGCCAAGCGCGCTACGAAGCGGAACGGAAAGCTCAGGAGGCGATGTACAACGTCGCTCAGGCCCGCAACGAAGTAGAGGACACGAACCTCCACTTGGTCACTAACGCCATTGGAACCCTTAAGCAGACCAGTTCGATCCTCAAGGACCGCTACAAGGCTGCGATGGAAGTAAGCGACTACGATGCAGTCGCCGAGATCCAGCAGGAGATGGCTAACAACTCCACCAAGCTTACTGAGCTTGAGCGTGGAAAGGCCGCGATGGAGTCTAGACCCCGCACCGAAGTGCCTAGCGCACCGAGGACGGCAGATCCCGTCGAAGCTCTGGCCTCGCAGTTGAGTCCGAGGTCTGCTGATTGGGTCAGATCGCACCCAGAGTACGCCACGAACGCCAATTTGCGGGAGAAAATGATCGCCGCCCACCGTCTTGCGGTCGCCGACAATATGTCGCCCGACACGGATGGATATTTTGAGTATGTTGAAGACATCCTCAAAATTCACAAAAGTGCTCCCGTGCAGCAAGAAGAGACTTCTGCAGCCTCTAAGCCCGTCCAGAGGCGCTCTTCTCCCCCTTCTGCCCCCGTTTCCCGCAGCGGAACCGGCGACGGATCTCGCCCCAACGTAGTTCGCCTTACTTCTGAAGAGCGAGAGATGGCTAGCATGATGGGCATGACCGACAAGCAATATGCCGAAAGCAAGCTTAAGCTCATCGAAGAAGGTCGTTTGACCAAACATTGAGGGATAAACCATGCAAATCGACCCCAAAAAGACCACGATCGCCTCTAAAGCCACTGAGCGCCCTCCTATGCGCCCTGACCTTCGCGACGACCCGCGAGAGGCCGCTAAACGCCGTTCCGAAGAAATTCGGAAGCACCTTGGTGGTATCGAGGACGTCATTGACGATTTCTATATCGACGAGTCTGTGATACCCGAGGGCTGGTCTTACGAGTGGAAGAGACACACTCTGATGGGCCAGCAGGACCCGGCGTACCAGATCCAGCTCGCCCGCATGGGCTGGACTCCGGTTCCGGCTTCTCGCCACCCCGACATGATGCCCATCAACACTAAGTACGACACTGTCGAGCGCAAGGGCATGGTGTTGATGGAGCGCCCTGTAGAAATTACAGAGGAAGTTCGAAGGATTGAGAACAAGCGCGCTCGCGACCAAGTGCGGGTCAAAGAGCAACAGCTCAACAGCGCTCCTGACGGCCAGTTTACACGCGACCACGAGCGCGTTAAACCCCGCATCAAGAAGGGCTACGAGCCCATCGAAATACCGTCAAACGACTGACGAGTGCAGGGAAGCGACGTTAATTCGCCGCTTCCCTTGACAAGGTGCTTCCGTTCTGATACTGTGAATTATTCTCCCTCGGTGTGGAGAACATACTGTCCCTGGTTCTAAGTCGCCCCGGCGCGCGATGATGAACCTCCTGTAAGAAGGAGTTTCCGTCATGGCGAACACAGATGCGCCTTTCGGCTTTCGTCAATATAGTGGCACCGGCTCTGCCCCGACGTACGAGCAGGTCGCTGTCCAGATCGTGTATAATGCTTCTAACATCTTTAACGGCGACCCCGTAGAGCCCGATGGGGCTACCGGCACGGTTGTTCGTGGTGATGGTACGACCGGCGCTGCTGGTATTGCGGGCATCTTCGTTGGCTGCCAGTACCTCTCGGTTTCGCAGAAGCGCACCGTATGGTCGAACTACTGGCCCGGCTCGGACGTTGCTGTTGGCAACTACGTAACCGGCTACATCATCAACGACCCGAACGCTAAGTTCTTGGTCCAAGTTGGGACGACTGGCCTTACTCAGGCTGAAGTTGGGTCCAACATCGGCTACGACATTGGCACGGGCAACACCGCCACTGGCATCTCTGGTGCTTTCGTGACGGAGGCGTCTTTGTCTACTTCTAATCTCCTTCCTTTCCGCGTCATCAGCCTCGTCACGCAGCCCCCGGGCTCGACAGGCACTCAGGCCGGAGCTTACAACTGGGTCATCGTGGCGTTTAACAACGTCTCCACGAAATCCCTCACCTCAGTCTAAAGGAGTAAGGTAAAATGGCTGTCAATCTTTCAGCAATTAAAGACCTTCTCCTCCCCGGACTCCGTGGAATTGAAGGCAAGTACGAGCAGATCCCGTCGCAGTACGACAAGATCTTCACGAAGCACGACTCCAAGATGGCGCTTGAGCGCACCGCAGAAATGCGTTTCTTGGGCCTTGCCCAGCTGAAGACCGAAGGTGGTCAGACTGCGTTCGATAACAACGCGGGTGAGCGCTTCGTCTACAACCAAGAGCACACTGAAATTGGTCTGGGTTACGCGATCACCCGCAAGGCGATCGACGACAACCTCTACAAGACCCAGTTTCATCCGTCGAACCTCGGTCTGATCGAGTCCTTCCAGCAGACCAAGGAAATCTACGGCGCGAACGTCCTGAACCAGGCGTACGTGTACAACTCCGCTATTGGCGGCGATGGCAAGGCGCTTGTCGCCACCGACCATCCCATCGATGGCGGCACGATCTCGAACTACGCCACCGTTGACTTGAACGAAGGCACGCTTCTGAACTCGATGATCGCCGTTCGTGCGAACTTCAAAGATCAGGCAGGCCTGAAGGTCTTCGCCCGCGCGCGTAAGCTCATCGTGCCGACCGCCCTTGAACCCGTCGCCATTCGTCTGACGAAGACCGAATTGCGCCCGGGTACGGCAGACAACGACGTCAACGCGATCATGATGACTTCTGGCGGTCTGCCCGAGTCCTACATGGTTTCGGACTTCTTGACCTCGTCGTCCGCTTGGTTCCTCCTCACGAACATCGATGGCCTCTCCTACATGGAGCGCATCAAGTTCGAGACGGACATGCAGGTCGATTTCGTCACGGACAACCTGCTGGTTAAGGGCTACGAGCGTTACAGCTTCGGCTACTACAACTGGCGTTCGATCTACGGATCGTTCCCGTCGTAATTGACTAGAGGCGGGGGCCAAGGCTCCCGCCTTTCATCTAGGCTCATAGATCGCATTGACCGGCCTAGCGGACTTTGCACAGACAACGCGATCGTAACGTGCAGGAGGTTCCTATGGGGACAACCACTTTTACAGGTCCAGTTAAGGCCGGTAACGTCCTTAACACGACTGGCACCACTGTTGGCACAATTGCCAATGTTGGTTTTGTCGTTATGTCCCAGTCCGCTCCGGTTGCTCAGGCAACCAACGTAGCGGTTGCTGGTCTTTACAAGACAAACATCGTTATCCCGGCGGGTAGCCAGATCCTTTCCGTTTCAGTGCTTAAAACCACTGTTTGGAGCGGCGCTGCAACGACAGTAAATGTTGGCACCAACGCAACGGCAACTCAAATTGCTGTAGCCGCCGACAACGACCTTAGCACTACGTTAGGTATCTCGGCAGTCATCCCGGGAGATAGTTCTGCTCGGTCGCTTGTCTGGAAAGATGTTGGCGTTTCTGACGTACAAATTTACATGCTTTCAACCAACACCGGCACTGGTGTCGGCGTCCTTACCGTCACCTATGTTCAGGCTCGTGACCTGACGTAATTAAGACTCTAGGAGAAGTATCATGAAGGGTCGTAAAACTCGCGCCACTGGTGGCGTTAACTCCGCTGCCGCAGATCTCGCCAAGAAGAACATGCGCTATACCTACCAGTCCAACGTCAACGACGCGGCTGAACAACGCAAGCACGGTGGCAAGACGGTTGACATGCACGGCGCTGCTGGCGCTGCTCATGCCGGTCGCAAGCCTCGCAAGGCTGGCGGTCGTCTGAAAATGGCCGACTGGTCCGCTGCCCAGACGGGCACGCCCGCCAAGGGTCGCAAGACCGACGGCACCGTGGACTAAATCTCTACAAGGGGGCTTCGGCCCCCTTTTTCCTTTGGAGGGTAGCATGGCAAAATCTCCTGCTTGGCAGCGCTCTGAAGGCAAGGCCCCCTCTGGGGGCCTGAATGACAAGGGTCGAGCGTCTTTGCGAGCCGAGGGCCGCGACATCAAGCGCCCGCAACCCGAGGGTGGTTCACGAAAAGATAGCTTCTGTGCTAGAATGACCGGGATGAAGCGAAAGCTAACCGGCTCCGCCAAAGCTGCTGACCCGGATAGCCGGATCAACAAGTCGCTTCGTAAATGGGATTGCTAATATGGCCGAAAAGCCGTTCTGGGAAAAAGAGGCTCCGAAAGATGCTAAAGAGAAGCATCTAAGCCGCAAACAGGTCCAGTCGGCCAAGGCAACAGCAAGAGCTGCCGGGCGTCGTTACCCGAATTTGGTAGACAACATAGCCGCCGCACGCGCTGGCAAGAGGAGCTAAAGATGGCCGTCACAGCTTGGTCGATCACGCAATCTGGCCGTTTTGAGCCCTTTGAGCTTCAGGTGGCTCGCGGTCAGATCACTTGGCACCAGTCCATCACCGTTTTTGGATTTAATTCGGACGTTGATACGTCTATTGAAACGGTTTGGCCTCACGGTGGTATTCTTAATTCTCCCGCAACTGCTTTGCAACTTTCGGTTAGTTCCGACAATGCTGCTGATGCGGCGGCAGGCACTGGAGCCCGAACCGTTTACCTTGAAGGGCTGGACTCTAACCACAATACGATCAGCGAGATAGTTACCCTCAACGGTCTAACCGCTGTGACAACGACAAATTCGTATCTGCATATTAACAACTGCTATGTAAAAACGGCAGGGTCTGGCAATTCGGCAGCGGGTACGATTTATTTTGGCACGGGTACGGTCACATCAGGCGTTCCTGCTACTGTTTATGATGTTATCCAGTTTGACTACAATTCTCGCATTACTGGGAGCTATACGGTTCCGGCTGGGTACACGGCATACGTGTCTCAAGGTTTATTTTCGTCTGGTCAGGTTTCCGGGTCAAACGCGGTGACGGGGCGTCTTATGACGCGCGGGACCAACAATATCCGTCTCACCGTTGCGGTAGTCACCGTCAACAACGGAGTTGCGGATTACGCTTTTGAGTACCCCATTGTTGTACCTGAAAAGACGACGATTGAAGCACAAGCCGTTGGGTCGGCTGCAAACAACTCTTGTTCCTCGATGTTCATTTTGGCTCTCATCAAGAATGACGCCAGCACGTAAGGATTCGCAATGACAACCAGTGGGACATACACATTCAATCCGTCGCTAGGCGAGTTGACTCTGTATGCCTACAATCTAGTTGGCATTCGCAATACGTCTATCGTTCAGGAGCATATGGAGTCGGCCAGAATGGCCACCAATTTGCTCCTGTCGAGCTGGTCGAACCGTGGCGTAAACCTTTGGGCGGTGGATCTGGTTACAGTTCCGCTGGTAGAGGGGCAGTCTACTTACAACGTAGACAGCAACACCGTCGTTATTCTCGACGCCTACGTAGTGATTGACAACGGCAACGCTGACCCGATCGACCGCATCATTTTGCCAATTTCCCGCACGGAGTACTCTTCGTACCCCAACAAGGAACAGCAGGGATTCACGACCGTCTACTGGTTCGACCGTTTGCTGTCCCCGACTGTCACCGTTTGGCCCGTCCCCGATGGGACCAGCGCGCAATACCTCAAGTATTATCGCGTAAAACGCCTTCAGGACGCCAATTTGCAGAGCGGGGAGAACGTCGAAATACCCTATCTGTGGATGGACGCGTTTGCTTTCGGCCTTGCCGTTCGCCTCGCGCAAGTCTGGGCTCCGCAGATGTTGGCTTCCATTAAGCCATTCGCTGACGAGGCCTACCAGATAGCTGCGGACCAGAACATCGAAACTGCTCAGCAGTATATTTCACCAATGATATCTGGTTACTTCAGGTAAGGGGGCGTTGTGGCATACGCTTCTCAATCCGGTAGAGCAAGAACAAATTCCAGTGGACCACAAGCCCACGCGATATGCGATCGTTGCGGGTTCAGGTATAATCACGTAAACTTAAGCTGGCAGTACGACTGGGCGGGTGCCTCTCTTATAAACAAGCGCCTGCTAGTGTGCAATTCGTGCTACGACGAGCCGCAACAGCAGCTCCGCGCCATTATTATACCGCCCGATCCGATGCCCATCATAAACCCGCGCATTCAAGACTTCGTTACTGCGGAAACCAACAATCGCGCGACTTCGGGCCAGAACACGGTCGATCCGACCACAAACATCCCTGTTGTTAACGGCGACACCCGTATTACGCAGGACGACAAGGTTCGCGTCACGCAAACTACTGGCGAGCCTCCGGGCGGTCTTAACGAAGAGCCGGGTACAAGCGAGTTTGTTCCTAATTCCATTGGCGGCAATGACCCCGGCCTGCCCTACAACATGGACGAAGTACCACAGACGGGACCCTTAAATGACGACTAACATTCAGATCCCCAATTTGCCTGCAACCATCTCTCTGAGTGGCGCAGAACAAGTGGAAGTCGTTCAGTCCGGGGTTTCTCGGCGCACCACGACGCAGCAGATTGCCGACCTGCAGGGTGTTGGCCCAACAGGTCCGCAAGGCCCCATAGGCCCAACCGGACCAACTGGCGCTACCGGCGCTACTGGTGCTACCGGCGCTACCGGTGCTACCGGCGCAAATGGTGATTCAGCCGCATTCTTTCAATTCCAAGCAAACGATGCGCAATTTTCCGGCGATCCCGGCCCCGGTTTCATTTTGTGGAACGCTGGAACGCAAATAACTGCCACGCAGGTCAACGTTAGCCATCTAACCGACAACGACGTCGACGTTGAAATCTTTCTGTCCTTGCTGGTTGAGGGCGAACGAATCATCATTCAACAGCAAAACGTTAGTGCGAATTACCAGAGATTCCTAATCACTGCGCAACCCGTTCTGGTTAACGGTGGACTACCTAACGCTTATTTCGAAATTCCCGTGTCTCTTGTTGACTCCGGCGGTGCAGACGAGTTTGTATACGGCGAACCACTGTTCTTGGCAATCATCACCGGAGCAGCCGGTCCCACCGGACCGATCGGCCCCACTGGCCCCACTGGTTCGACTGGCCCGA